ACAGGCCCGGGTAAAGAAAAACCCGTCTGTTCTTTCTCAAGGAACAGAGACCTTCATACTTATATTAGACGGTTAAAGTTAGAGGCTTACCAACCTCTATACACGAAACCTTGGACAATCACAAGAGTGATTATACAAAAAGCTCCCTGATTAGTAGCGACGCAATAAATTATAAAAAGATTAGTAACCATTATAATCTTAATATGTTGTTGGGTCACAATAGTTGGGGGTAAGCGAGCAAGGTTTTAACCTGTTCTTTAATAAGAATAAAAATTCTACCAGATGTCTTATAGATAATCGGGATAGATCGAGAACTAAAGATTTCATAATCTGATTTAGGAATCAACAGATCGTTGAAAACTAAGTCCCAGTCTCCACCATTCATATCTATCTTTAAGGCTTTCTTGGTAGATGAGATAAAACGTTCACTGATTAACCCCCAAACATAAGTAAGGGGAATACTTTCAGGCAAATAATCAATTATTTCATGATCATTTAACTTGGAAGTAAACCAAGGAAAGGATATCTCATTATGCGAGGGTCTTTGAGGTTCAACTCCAGTTAATGAGGATAAGAAAATCGTCAATTCCAACGGGAAGATTCCCAGAGGAGGAGAGTTATTCCTTGGACTCAATAACTTTGAATATGAATCAGAAAATAAAATCATAACACAGTGTGAGAGGATATTTTTCATAACCTCTTCACTTAGCTGTGATATTATAGGTGAAGGCAGATCCACAAATGGAAGCAATTCCAGTGCAGATGCCTTACCCTGAATCACGTTGGATAAAACCAACATCTCCTTTCCCCACCGGATAAGCTTAGAGCGTAAACGCTTAGGCTTACCAAGTAGGATAAGGAAATATTCAAATGAATCTAACAATGTTCCTGCAGAGCCAAATCCCTTAGTAGACGCATTGCACAGAATCTGGGTGAAACCAGAGACAGTGTTATGTTCTTCAAAGAAACCGGATACGGGAAAAGGTGTTAAATCATGGCCATTCCAATAAATTCGTTTAGCAAATTCAAAGAAATGAGGAGATACATGGGTTTTACTCATATTCCATTGGACACCAATAGTGCGGATTAATCTACAATACTCAAGTGCTACCTGTTTATGACAAATAACGATGTCATCACCAAGTAAAGCATAAGGTAATGTGGACCAATCAATTCCTAGGTTTCTACAACTCTTCCACACAATAAAATGATGTGAGAGAGACGTAGAATTCCAAGAGGAATATGCACCCATTGGGTTACCAGTAGAATATGATATGAACTCTCCATTATAAAATAATGGTTGTGTCATAATCCGCATCCATGAGTTAGCATAATGAATACCAAAACGCGATGCGAGTAAGTCCCGATTGATTAATATAGGGAATCTATCAGTAAAGGCCGTTAGGTCTATACTATAATAGATCTCTTGATTACCAATTGTATTCAAGAACCCAGTTTGATCAAAGGTATAATCTTGAGGTATCTTCTTAATAACCTTAAAAAGGTAATTATGAAGAGGGCGGAGAGATGTTTGAGAATAATAATCAAATATCGCAACAACCCGAGTCTTCCCTTCCTTATCAGGAAAGGAAACAACCTTACGTATAATCCTATCATTAATAGGTTTATATAAAGGATTAGACCCAATATACTTTAAGATTGGACCTAGGTAATGTAATGCGCATGTGATATAAGTCTGGAGTTTAGCGCCACCAATAAAGATAATATCCCTCAAAACTGAGGGATGATTGCTTATTAGTGATGCTAAATCATCTAAACTACACATTAGTGCATGACCATTTGGACCCGCTTTTGTCGTCTTATGATATGATTTAAAACGAATTGAGTTAGGAATCCGATGATCTACATTATGATCCCTTGCATATCCCAAAGCAGACCAGAACTCAGAGAAATCCTTTCTAGTAAAGGGGTACTTCTTTAAGTTAGAAGGCCCAATAATAGAACTGATATCAGATGAGATACTAGTCCTTATTGTTCGAGAGGAGGAAAGCATCGTTAGGAGTAGCTTTAAAAAAGGTACTCCGAAACCTGCTTTTCTCTTCTTTAAAAACAACAAGTCTTTGTGGATAAGTATTCTTTTCTCATTATAGAATTTACTATCAGAAGACAAACTGAGAAGTTTGTAAACATCTGCACGTAAAGTTTTTAAATACTTTATAGCTTCAGTTTTA